TCCGCGCTCAAATGCTTGTACTTTCTCATCACAACACCTTACTTGATTCAAGGTGTTGCACTTGAAGCTAGAGACTAAGATGGCTGTAGCACTGGTCGAGAACCAGGCAGGCAGCCTGCTGCTTGAACTCGGGGGAAAACGAACGTCGTTGCTTGACCATCAGGCACCTCTCTCCTGCGAGCATTCTCGCCTAAGTCAGTGTCCGGATTCATTAGACCACTACACGCTGGCCTCGATGTTCTCGGTGAATGCGGCTGCAGTGAGGTTGTGGCTCCCGATAACCGCAGCTGTTTCGCCGCCCAAATCGAACGTATAGACCTTCGGATGAAAGAGCGAACCGTTCGGCGGATTAACCCTAAAGCTATCAAGTCGCCCCTGAACAATTCTGAGTGGCTAGTGCGGCAAGGCTGTGAGGCCGAAATGATGTTGTGGGATTTGCAAGGCACA